TTTGTGCCGATACCGGATGTTGAACTGGTGGAATCTGACGAACTGTCCGAAACGGCACGGGGCGCAGGCGGCTACGGTAGTACGGGGAAATGAACTACTACAATGACTTTGATAAAAAGGCTTGTGCCTGGTTGCGTGAACTTATCAATGCCGGGTTGATTCCAGATGGCGTTGTGGATGAAAGGAGCATAACGGATGTTACAGCAGATGACCTTTGCGGATTTACCCAATGTCACTTTTTTGCCGGGATTGGCGGCTGGTCAAGAGCCTTGCAAATTGCAGGATGGCCAGAAGATAGACCAGTTTGGACAGGAAGTTGTCCCTGCCAGCCATTCAGCACAGCCGGAAAACAGGCAGGAAAATCAGACGAAAGGCATCTGTGGCCAGCTTTTGCAAAGCTTATCGCGGAGTGCAAGCCTCCAGTTGTCTTTGGCGAACAGGTTGAAAGCGCGATTAAGCACGGGTGGATCGATGATTTACAGGCAGACTTGGAAAGAGAAGATTACGCCGTCGGGTTTGCGGTATTGGGCGCACACAGCCTCGGCGCGCCGCATATCAGACAACGATTATACTGGGTGGCCAACGCCGAACTGCATGGACACCCTGCCGCCGAAAACCGGGGAAGCATTAGAAAGAAACAAGAAGAAGGGGGGCTGTTGCAATCTGAGGGAGCATGTGATGCTGACAGGGTGGCCAACTCCAGATTGCTCGGATCGTCGTGGCCCTGGAAGCAAACAGCAGGGGGTGAAAAACATTGCGGAATTGGCGGGCTGGCCGACTCCGACCGGCAACAACGGAACAGGGCAAGGATCACAAGGGCGGGATGGGGGCTGCAATCTTCAGACAGCAATAACGCTGGCGGGATGGCCAACGCCGACGGCGAGCAAGACAACTCCACAGACGAGGGAAGACTTCACGCCAAATCTTGCTGCAAGAGCGCAGCTTTCCGGGTGGCCAACGCCGACGGTAGCGGATTGCAGCCGGGGGAACGGGACAATCCGCCCGCAGGATACGGGGATACCACTGCCGCAGCGGGTGGCGATGATAGACCGAAACAGTCCTGCCAGAATAACAGCGTCTGGGGAGCTGCTGACTGGCTGTTCTGCCGGGATGGAAAGTGGCGGCCAGTTGAATCCGGCACATTCCCGCTGGCTGATGGGATACCCGGCAGAGTGGGACTTCTGCGGGGCTATGGCAATGCAATCGTGCCGCAAGTTGCAGCGGAGTTCATAACGGCTTTTATGGAAGTGGAATGATAGCCGTCTGCCCCGACTTGGCGCAGGCTTTGTACAGGGCGATTTTGGCAGGCGTGATTAAGGTGCAGATAAATGAAAAGGAAAGGACAGGCAATGAAAGAACTGCTGGAGACGCTGGAAAACGAATGCCGCCTTTGTCGTCATGGAAACGGAAATAGCTTCAATCCTGACTGCCCTAATGGGAAGATGTGTTTGATCCATGGAGCAATCCAAAAAGAGAGGGGACTGAAATAATGGAACTGAAAAATCACAGGGTGGCAAGACCTGATGAAATAAGATGCAAAGATTGCAGATGCGGAGTGCAGATGGTAAGGAATTCCATACTGGGAATGCCAGGTTGCTGTGGTTACGGGTGGACTTGCATTTATTACCTACCAGAGAGGATAGCAACTGAACATCATATGACTTGTGATTTAGCGGAGAGAAAGTGTAGGCAAATGAACGATCAAGATCGGACGATGTGCAATTTGCAAAAGCTGGAAAACGACTTGCTCAGGAAACGAGTGTTGGAGCTGGAAGAAATGTTGAAACAGTCTATGCATAACAATGATGAGCTGAGAAACGATAACTATCAGCTTCGGGCGCGGGTGGAAGAACTCGAACGCCAGGTGCAGGAATACAAGGAAGAAAATGTCAAACTCCTGCAGCAGTGCCTTGCCCTCTACCGGGCTGTCAAAAAGGCAAATGTCGAAATGGACAAGATTGAAGAAAAGTGCGATAACAACGTTTGGTTTCAGAAGATCAAGGAAAGGATGTACTAATGCATGATTTTGTTTATCGCTACACCTGCAAAGGATGTGGTGCGATCCGGGAGGTGATTACGCTCCGGGAGCTGACACCAGGCCAGAAGCGGCGCTTGCGCAAGGAATCATGCGCGGTTTGCCAGTTGAAAGGGATTATGAAAGGAGCCAACAAATGAACGAAAAAATTTACTGCAAGGACTGCCGGTTTTGTCAAAGCGGATACTGCCACAGGATGCCGCCATCACTTGTTTCATTGCAGGGAGACGCCCTGTTTCCGAAAGTTGATAATTTCGACTGGTGCGGCATGGCTGAACGGAGAGAGGATGTAAGGCCGGATTTTGTCGCTGTGGGCAAGGTTGAATCTGGCGATGCTGTTTACGCCATTACAAGAGGTGAACTGGAGAAGATGAAAGAGGAAAAGCACCAACTAAGGGTATCTGTCCAGTTTTTAGTAAATGAAATGAAGTCGTTTTGTAGTTACTTTGGAAAACATGGGATTTGCCGTAAGGCTGAATTAAATTGTTTTGAAACGTGCGAATTTTACAAATCCATTAAAAAATACGACTGTCTGGAGGATGACAAATGACATTCCGAACAACCATCATTTACACCTAAAGTACCCAATCCCGGAATAAAAAGGGATGTTCCGTAACAAACTCCAAAAAGGTTGACGCTACGGATATTATTAGGAGGTAGCATGGCAGAGATCAGCCAATACGATTATATGCTGGCGACTACACCGGAAGAAGAACCGGAAGAGCAGCAAGAGGATGCCTTCCGTCTGGCGGCGTCCATGTTGCGAGAGTCACTGCGACTGATTGCAGAGGTGTTCATGTCGGACGCGAGCGACGGGATTATTCTGCTGCTGCGGTTTTCCGGAATGTCTCTGGCTCAGATCGGAGATAAGCGAGGCATGAGCAAGCAGGCCATACACAAGCGCATTGTCAATATGGCTCATAAATGGCCGCAGCTTGCCGATGCGCTGATCAACACAGCTGATTATGATGCGGAGCTGGCAGGGCATGAAATCAAAGTGACACAAACGATCCAGGCAACCAACGCACGATGGAGAGAGGCTACCCGATGGATGAACAGGCAAAACTGAGGCTGCACATTGAATTGTTCGAGGCAGAAGAGAATCTGGCGAAGATGGAAGTTGCCAAGCGCGAATGTATCGAAATATGGAATCGGGATATCCGCGAAGCAAAGCGGATCATTGAACGGAAAAGGAACGAATTGCGCTCCGGCTGCATTCAGCCGGAGCTGTTCGACGTGGTGAAGAATGAAAGAACTTGAAGCCGGATCACAGCCATTGCAGAATACGCGATGGGAAGCTTTCTGCATTGCGTATACTGGCGGTTTTCGGCGTAACGCAGCTGCTTCCTATGTTGCAGCAGGGTATAAGCCAAAGAAGCCTGAAATCGCAACTGTTAACGCAATACGATTGCTTGCAAAAGCTAATATTCAGGCCAGAGTCGAGTATCTGAACAATGAAGCGTTGAAGATAGAGCGACTGCATGCCCGGGATGCAGTCAGGCGACTGGCAGCAATTGCCACGGCAAAGTTGTCGGACTACATGGACGAATACGGCCGCATTGATCCGGCAAAGGTGGCGGATCCGAATTTGTCAGCTGCGGTGCTGGAGATGACACAGGAAGACACCGAAAACGGACTCAAGATCAAGATCAAGCTCAAGGATGACATGCGCGCGCTGGAGTTGCTTGGGCTTACTGATAAAGCTAATGAGGCGACACAAAACAACGTGTTCATAATCGAGGTATGAAGTCAAAACGGTACAAATTGTTCCCAAAACAGAAAGATGCCTGGAAGCTACTGGAAGACCCCGCTTTCAGGCGTTATCTGTTTGATGGCGGGGCGCGATCCGGAAAGACGGATGTGATCCTGGTATGGCTTATCAAGGAGGCGATGACTCGACCTGGTGCGCGAATCCTGATAGCGAGGTGGCGACTGGATCACGCCAGGACAACGCTATGGAATCTGTCGCTGAAGAAGATACTGCCGCCCGGGATTGGCGGCGTGCGGTACCACGAGAGTGCAATGGAGGCACGTTTCCTGAATGGCAGCATGATCCGGGTTGGCGGGCTGGATGATGCCGAGCGTGTTGATAAAATATTGGGTGATGAGTATCTGCACATCTTCATCAATGAGGCGACGCAGGTAAGCTGGGACACGGTGACCAAGGTCATGACCCGACTCAGTCAGCAGATTGCAGGGGCAGTCCGGAAGCTGATCCTGGATTGCAACCCAAAGGGACCGCAGCACTGGCTGCATCAGGTCGGCGTCCAGCATGTGCAGCCGTCTGCAGACCGTCGGTCAGTGCAGCCGCTGCCAGATGCCGCGGCATGGGCCCGGATGCATTGGACACCCTATGACAATCCCTATCTTCCGGATGACACGCTTCGTACGCTGGAGGCGCTGCCCGGCATTATGCGACGCCGGATGCTAAACGGTGAATGGTGCAACAACGAGGGCACGGTCTACCCGATGTTTGACCCGGATATTCATTGCGTCGATGAGATGCCGCCGGGATCCGAGGACTGGCCGCGATACCGCAGCATTGACTTCGGTTTCACAAATCCGTTCTGCTGCCTGTGGGGAGCAGTTGACGGAGATGGACGGCTGTGGGTTTACCGGGAATTGTACCGGCGTGAAACGCAGATTGCTGAACTGGCAGAGATTATCAAGGCGACCGAGCATGGGCATTTCCGGACGGTGGCGGATCCGGAAGATCCAGGTGCAAGGGATGCTCTTGCCAATGCCGGCATTGACACCATGGAGGCTGACAAGGCGGTGTCGGTTGGCATTCAGGCGGTGCAGCTGCGTTTGGTCAAAGCTGGAGACGACCGCCCGAGGCTATTTATCCATTCCGGCTGCATCAATATGATCAGCGAGTTTTTCGAGTACCGCTGGGCTGAGAACAAGGAAGGGCGCAATGCCGACGAAAAGCCGGTCAAGGACAGCGATCACGCAATGGATGCGCTGCGCTACATGGTACGTGCGGTTGATAACCCGGCGGTATATGGCGCGGCAGCAGCTCCTGCCGAGTTTAAGCCAGGTTCAGCCCGCGACCTGGCACGTTATTTCTGATTGGTTGACGGCAAGCCCATTATAAAAGCACAACTCCAAAAAAAAAGGAGATTTTTATGTTTGAGCGACTTGCCGGATATTTCAAATACGCAAAAAAGAACGAAAACCAAACTTCTGGACTGTTCAGAGTGCGTGATGATGATGACCTGTTGTCGTCAACGTTGTCACTTCTCACACGTATGACCGAACTGAAACTGGATGCCAGGCGAGTGGCCAGGATCATCCAGGATGCCGATTCTGGCGATCCGCGGGAGCAGGCCGAGCTGTTTGCCACGTTGCAGGAAAAGGAGCCGATCATTGGCGCACACCTGCAGACACGCCGGCTTGCGGTTATGGGATGCCCGATGCATATCGACAGTAAGCAACACCCGAAAGAAGCGGAGGCGATTCAGGAGATGCTGCAAAAGGCCGGTCTGCGGACTGCAATGTCCGCTTTATTGGATGCCATTGGCACCGGTTATGCCGGCGTGGCAGTGGACTGGGCGTCGGGAGGGGCAGCCATCAACGGTTTTGTTGGCATATCGCCAACAGCATGGGTTTTTGACGATGCCGGAAATCCCGCTCTGTACAGCATTTCCGGACCGCCCAAGCCGCTGGTTGACTATCACCCTGCACAGGTGCTTTACATCGTCAGCGAGGGCAAAGCCGGGCTGCCATGCCGGAAAGGGCTGTTGCGGGCGCTGCTCTGGATGTTCCTTTTCAAAAATGCCGGATTCCGGGAGTGGAATTTGTTCCTGGAGCGGTTCGGAACCCCGTTCATTATGGGGGCAATCCCACCGAACGAGTTTACAAACCTGAAGCTGCGTGAAGACCTGATCAAGTCACTGATGAGCATCCGCGGAGCCGGCGTCGGGGTTGGCACGACTGAGACCAAGATGGAGATCCTCAACGGGGCTGCGGCCGGCAACAAGGACGCCTTCGAGGCCTTGCAGCGTTACTGCGATGAGATCATCACGCTGGTCATCCTTGGCCAGCTGGCCAGCTCTGACAAGGCCGGCGGATTGTCGCGTGGAACGGCGCAGGACAAGGTACGCCAGGACATTCTTGAATCTGACGCGCTGATGGTTCAGGATGCGATTCAGAATCTGGTTGCCTGGTATTGCCGGTTCCGGCATGGTTGGACGGACGCTGATGATATCAAGGTGGTGATTGATTACCAGCCTCCGGAAGACCTGAAGACGTCCGCCGAAATGTTTTCGACACTGGCAAATGCCGCCCGCCGCCCGCTGGATCCACAGCAGATCTTCGAGAAGTTCGGCGTCAAGCTGGGAGAGCCGGAGCCAGTTCCGAACATGCTACCGAACGAGAAGCAGGAGCAGAAAGAGTTTACCGACACCACCGGCAAGAAGGCTGAGACTGCCTCCGAGCGGATCATCAATGCGACGCTTGCCCGGATGGTGGATACCGAGGCGCTTGAGGCCTGGCGGATTCCGATTGACGCCGCGATCCGGAAGGCGTTCGGTGATCTGGACCCGGACGATCCGGAACTGCTGGACAAGTTCCGGAAACGGGCGCCGGCTTTCCTGGCGTCGCTACCGGGGCTGATGGATGAGTTCGAGACGTCGGCATTCGAGGACGCGCTGCAGGGCGCTATGCTGGCCGGGTTCCTCAATGGAGCGCTGCCGGCTGGGTTTTGGCGTAAAACATCCAGTTGACGGGAGGTGTATTGATATGGAGACACGTAAAAACATACTGATTTTGAGCGATACGTCAGACACGCTGGCGCTGGCTCCGGTTGGATTCTCTGATGGCGAGAAGACCCCGCCGGATGAGTTCCTGCTGATCCGGTATGGCGACAATGACTACACCAAGGGCGAGGAGCGCGGCAAGTTTGTGTTTGGCGAGGCTGACGCAGATGAGATCATCTCCGACTTCTCGCAGCGCGGCAAGGACATCGTATTCGACTACGAACATCAGACACTGAAAGGAACCGAGGCGCCTGCATCTGGCTGGATCCGGAGCATTGCTAAAGGTGCTGACGGTCTGGTTGCCAAAGTGGACTGGACGGAACGTGCGAAGAAGTTCCTTTCCGGGCGCGAATACCGGTATCATTCACCGGTTCTGCATTTCAAGAGCGGGCGACCGTACCGCTTGCATTCGGTGGCGCTGACCAATCACCCCGCGCTGCACGGTTACCCGGCTTTGGTGGCCGATGATAATAA